CAGCAACTGAGTTAATCGCTGTACAAGTACCCTCCGCCAGACCGGTACCACCCGTTTTTCCATCGGATGTACCAGAAAGGCAAACGACACCCTCATCAAAATACCAGACTGCTGCCAAGGTTCCCGTTGCCTCTGTGTTAACGTCAATCTCGTCCCAAACGAACAAGCCGTAAGCGTTCTGTCCCGTTTTCCAGCCTGCTCTCCCGGCATCTGCGCGGGACTCATGTTCTGATCCTAACAGACGCACAACAGTTACAGGCGAATTATTCCGAAGATATGCCATCGCCGCATACGAAGCATATGTTGGCGACTGGTAATTACCTTCGCGCCAAACATCTCCCGATCTTCCACCGGGGATGGGGTTACCGAACATTTCAATAAACTCGGCTTGTGACTTCACTGTCACCGGGCGCATTGCCGGTCCTCGCTCAGTGCGACCAATCACGACTGGTCCTAAACGATCCGAATCTTGTGGTAACTGTGAATTATCAATCTCATTAATAAAAACACCGGGTGATACAAACTTAAATCTCTTAGCTGACATGGTTAATCTTCTCCTTCAAGTCAAAGAATTTTCTCTAGTAAATAGTCATGAAAACGCCGAAAAACCATTTTTAACCGCGATACTTGCCACCCACTCCGGGTTTGCGGTTTTTGGAATCTGGATGTTCAATGTCATCATCAAGGATGACTCTTTCGCTTCCAATATATACTTGTACTGCATTCTCTCTAATGACAGTCTTTGGCGTATCCTGATTTTCGGCGGCTCCGATCAAATAAGCCAATATTTTTACGTCAAAAGTCGTCTGATAATATCTCTGGTCTTCTCCCATTTCTGCAATGTTGCTCTCTAAGGTGAAATCATCTGCCATGAATGCTTCAAAGCGGTGACCGTCATGCCTGACAGTAAAATAATTCACGCCCCCAGTGCGGGTGATAAATGGTTGTACGATTTGATTCATTTGCTGTTGGTATTCTGTTCTACATGTAAGATTGTAAGTCACCTCAATATAAACAGGCATCGGAATGGTGATTGTTTCATATACAACTTGATTATTTTTATAAGGAAAGTTTTTCTGCCCAAAAATATCTTTGGTTTTAGCTGACGCGAATGCAGCGCTTTTATCTTGTTGAATCCTCCGAGCAATGGTAATTGATCCACCTTTATAATCGTTAACTGCCGGTACGTTTCCCCACGCTGTACCTTTTCGACTAGGATCTTTTGTTACTGATGTTCTCTCAACTGAAAGAAGCGGCAGTTTCATGGATCCTCCACTATCACGTAAGGCTGGATCATTCTTCACTGAGAAAGATCGCTCTGCTGCAACCCATAAAACTGGCACGGGCTTAAAGCCCTTACTGGTAGTAGTGTGTACTCTAATTCCCTTCAGCCAATTAGTAACTGCGTAGTCAACCGTCTCAAGCGTGGACGGCTGGAAGGGGATTTCTCTTAATTTTGGTGTTGGCTTGTAATCAGGTGCCATCGAAAACGTCCTCCCCTGCCTTAATACATTTTGCCACAATTTCTACTTTATGTTTGCTTTGTCCAAACAATTCTCTGGGCTGCCCAAGTGTTACTATTTCATAATACTGATCGCCGTAAGCAACAAAGTCGCCCTCTCTTACATAGAGGTCTTGATCTTCAACCAGACGCCGCTTGTGAAAATGTACGGTGATGGACGCCCTACGATCAATACCAAAATTGGAAGTAGTGGTTTCACTACCTTCCCACTCAACAAGCACGTAAACTCGTATCGGCGGCAAAAAAGTTTTTTTAATTGCTTCGCCGTATAATGAATGAAAGTCAGTATGGTCAATGCTAATTGGATAATACGCAATTTGCTGACCAATCACTCTCTCAATTAATTCATCATTAACCTGCTTAACAAGATCGCGCTCTTTTTCTCCAGTAAATAGCGGAGGCGGTGGCGCGGCGGGTTGTGACCATTTATTATTTGGATCTGCCATTCGCTATTGCCCCCTATCCGCTATAAATCAGCATTGGTACATTTTGCTGAACCTTGTTAGATGCCTCGACTATATCTGCGTCTCCCGATAGAAGCGCGGGATAGGTTAATTCATCCAGCACAGTTTTTAATTCGTCGCGCAAGGCGTTTTGTTCCTCTTTGCCTTGAGAAATCAAGTCTGTCCCATTTAAAGAGACATCATTGCCGGGAATAGGAATGGATGCAAACTTGCTTCTCACATACCCCAACATTTCCTTTGATAAGGCTAAGGCGAATCGCCTAATCCACTGCTTACCAATAGCATTAATATTTTTATAAGGGAGATTCTCAAACGGAAGGGTGCTCATGCTGTTAATGCCCTCTACGCCCTCTCGCCGGTCATTCTCTACGTCATCCCATGTATTAGAACCCCCCGTAGTGAACTCCAACCAAAATTTCTTAGGATAGTTAGAGCCAGATACCGGAGCGGGATATAAGCGCACTTTATTATTTCGCAATTCATATGACCAATGCGAATTCCGAGTATAAATCGCATCTTCATAAGCCATTGCTTGAGCCTTGTTCTGCCAAACTGGAATCACCTGAAAAGTTGAATCGTCGGCATATTGCCCATACGTCCCCAGATTGCCAACAGCGTTCAAGCCACCATAATATCCATAAAACCTCCAGCTAGCTGATTTTGATTTATAATAAACTTTGGCAATTGTGATTTTATTCTTCCCAACTTTATTATAATATGGAAAATCACTATTATCTGCATCAATTGACGCACTATAAATAACACTTTGCAGATCATAGTCCTGTTGACCGCCCACCAGATCGAAGGAAGCTGAATACATCTGCGACATACCCATGCCCTTCTCGGCTGAAACACCTTCAGCAACTCGCCTAGCATATGCAAAGTCAAATCGAGGAAACCTAAGATTGACATTTTTGCCCGCCAGATCATGCCCCGCTTCCAATTGCCCGTCTTCGTCAAAAGACCCGGTGGTACCACCAAGAACATTACTCAAAATATTTTTTGCCTGATGAATGTTCAAAAGATAAGAATATTCTAGTGTAGCTTCTTCATAGGCATTATAAACTTGTGCATCTTTTAACTCGATGTCAAGAATTTCTCCCCCAAGTTTTTGATAGGTATACGCAACTTGGTCCACTGCACCAGATACAAAAGCATCTTCAGAATAAATGCCGTATGCTAAAGATGAAACCACAGCGGTAAGAGTTCCGGTAGCAGACAGCCTTGAAATGTTGGCGGTTGAAGCTGGAGTTAGAGTTGGTGTCGCCATAATAGAATTCCTCAGAGATAAATAGTTTTAGAACAAAAGAAAAGCCCCGCGCTAGCGAACTAACACGGGGCTTACCCAACTTAAAGTTGATTTTGGCTATTAGCCAATGAGATCGCGTACAACCACAAGACCGTACATGTCAGGACGTACCATCTTCTTAGCGTAACGAGTCATCACGCCCTTACGGGGCAGGAAGTCCTCATCACCAAAGATAGTAGGAGTGACCTGTAGCGGCACATAGGGCGCGTACACATAACCGCTTTCAAGAAAGCTGTTACCCTTGCGACCAATGAGCACAACGTTCCGCAAGAAGTATGGATCAACCCATACATCCCACTTCTTAGAAATGCTACCGGTGTTGACTGCGCCGATGTCACCCTTATCCTCATCATGAGTAATCTTGGCTCGGAAGCCGCTGGTAAACTCAAGGATATTGGCAACCTCGGGACCACAAACAACGAAGTTGGCACCTCCGCGAAGAGTCTTGCGATGAATGCGAGCCGAAACATCATTCAACGTTTCAACAAGCGTCTCATACCACTCAGACACCGTACCCGTGAAATCGGGCGGCGCAGTCGAGCTAGTAATGCTCGTACCTGCCTCGGGGTCAAGGAACTGACCGGGACGACGACTCCAATAGAGCGTGCCAGCAGTAGCGCCTTGAACGAGGTCATTAAGAATCTCCTGATCAATCTCAAGAGCAATTTGCTCAGAGAGAATACCAGTCAACTCAACCTCAGCATCAAGGTTGTGGTAGGCGTTGAGATCTTGTCCCAACTCCGGGGTCCACTTAGCCTTGAGCTTCTTGGTGACTGCCGTAACAGCGATACTATCCACCTTGATATCAATCTCGGGAATATCCGTATTGACAACAGAGGTGAGCCCAGAAGAGGGTGAGTCAATACCCTCAAGTCCCCATGGAGTCGTACCAACAATAGAGCCATCAGCCCCACCATCAGTAAACGCATCCGCGTGAACGTAAGTGCAAAGCTTAGTCTCGGCGGCTGCCGCAGCAACGGTGTTGCTTGTGGTATCCATGATGGTAACCGTCACAGTATCGCCACTGATGGAAGTAAGGCGGCGAACCACCACATCCTCGGCAGCAAGCGTCAGGTTCAAAGCAGAAAGGTTATTCCTGTTGAATCCTGTCGGCGCAGCAAAAGTAAACTGCGCGATCTGAGCAGTTGTGTCAGCAAGAAGATCAGGATCAAACCTGACGAGCTTCTTCTGAGCATCGGACAAAGCACTTACCAAAGTAGCAGTCAAATCCGAAACCGCTGCCAATGTAACATCAGCAGAACCGGTCGGAGAAGCATAGCCACCCTGAAGGTCATAGTACCCAGTGCCGGTAAGTGTACCAACACCCGTTTGAATTCCCTTACCCACGACACTACCGCCATACACTGAATCTCCAGCGGAGACATCGAGCATGGAACGAGCATCGGTGTGAGCGAAATCAAGGAAAAAGATCAGACCAGAAGGCAAGCTCATGGGCTGAACGCTAACGATATCATTAGCAATAAGTCCACCGAATACTCGGCGGACGATAGGGAATGCAACCGCTGCAAACCCCTCCACGTCACCCTGTGACATGGCACTAGCTTCTCGAAGAAGCTCTTTAGCTTGGTTCTCTAAAAGAGAAGCCATAGCATTCTTTGTACGTTCGTTACGCAAGCCCTCCAAAAGACCAGTCCTCTCCCACTTATTCATGAGAGCCTGACCATCCTTGGCGAGACTACGGCTAACGATTCCTTCCGTTAACTTCTGTAAAACAGACATTTTTAAATCCTCCTTAAATGTGTTTTCAATTCTTAACAATTCCTGCTAGAAGTTTCATCCTATCCGTTGCCGGATCGGATTCCTTTGCCTTGGTTGCCCTCGGCAATGTTGAAGATCGACGTTCTACAGCTTCGCTCA